GTGGCGTATTTCAGGAAGTTGAAGACCGGGTGGCGGGCGGAAGTGGAGCGGGTAGGCATCCGGCGCACGGCGGTGCGGCCCACCAAGGCAGAAGCCCAGGCATGGGCAGTTGCAGAGGAGGCGGCCATCCTGGCTGGCGCGCGCGGTGAATTTCCAAAGAGGACCCTGGCCGAGGCTGTGGAGCGATACCGGCGAGAAGTCACTGACAAGAAGCCTTCGGCTACAGCGCGTGCAGATAACCTGCGCTTCGACGCCTGGCTGCGGGAGTTCCCCGAGCTGGCGGGGAAGATCTTTCATGAGATTACGGGGGATGATCTGGCCCGGTGGCGAGACGCGCGCCTGGCGCTCGTGTCGGGTTCCAGTGTTTTGCGTGAGGCGCAGCAGTTCCGTCCCGTGTGGATGCTGGCCGTGAAGCAATGGAAATGGGCGGGCAAAAGCCCGTGGCCAGAAATCAAGCTGCCGGCCAAGGCGCACGCGAGGCGGCGAACTGGTCAATGGGCCGAAGTGCGGTTGATGCTTCGATCGGCGATGGTCAGTCCTCGATCGGCGCCTGCAGCGCCCATGCAGCAAGCTGCCTGGACCATGCTTGTTGCGCTGCATACGGGCATGCGCAGCGGTGAGATTTTGCGCATGACGCGCAACAATGTGGACCTCAAGAGGGGTGTCTACCACCTGCCGCACCACAAGACGGAGGCCAAGGTTGGCGAGCGCCACGTGCCGCTGACGCGCCGCGCCGTGCGCCTACTGCGCGTGCTGGATGCCGCTGCCGAGTCCGCCGGGCGCGATGCCTACTGGACAATAAGCGATGCCAGCCGGGACACGCTGTACCGCAAGTTGCGCGACCGGGTGATGGTGGATGGGCTGCGCTTCCATGACCTGCGTGCAACGGCCCTGACCTGGCTGAGCAAGCGGGTGGACGTGATGACGCTTGCCCGCATCAGTGGCCATGTGGACATCAATGAACTGTTCAATACCTACTATCGAGAGTCCGCTGAAGATATCGCTGCGCGCTTGTAGCTTGCAAAAAATAACAGCTAAGTTATTTTTCTCAAATATCACTTCAAAGTAATATTTGAACAAGATGGATTACCCGTTGCACCTGCCTCACCAATTGGCTTTACACATGAAGTCACTTCGCCGAGCTACCGGCATGACTCAAGCTCAGTTGGGTACGCTACTAGGCTTATCCCAAGCAAGGATCGCACACATAGAGCGTGATCCATCACGTGTCAGCGTAGGTCAGTTGATAGAAATTTTGCGTGCGCTGGATGCCGAGCTGTTCTTGCGGGTCGGCCCTCTGCCTCCGCCTGCATCGAGCCCCCATGACTTGAGTCAGCGTCCCCGAGGTATCTGGTAGCTCAGCGGGAAAGTGCAAATGATTGCAGCCTGGTCGCGGGAAGCAGTTTGATACACTTGAGTTTTATTTGCTATCTAATTCGTAGCAAACCTCGTTGTCGTGCTCCTAGCGTAGAGGCGTGCTCATGAAACAGGTCGGGTTCAAGCGCCAAGTATGGCTTGAGAGGCGTTCGCGCTCTGAGGGGCTGCATGCAGTCTGGAGTTCCAACGTGGCCAAGCGTCGCCGCTACGCAGGCGATGTCAAGCAGCGTCCAGCGTTCGTTCGATACAAAACATCGATCTACAGGGTGCCTGAGCACCTTTTGGCTGAGCGCTACGAGGACCGTAGCAAGATTCTTGACATCCTTTGGTCGGCACTCACAGTGCTGGGCTCCCCAGGAACGAAGGTTCGATTCGATTTTTCGCACGTCCGGCGCTGCTTTCCAGGAGGGATGCTGATGCTGATCGCGTTTTTGGAGCTTTTGGTCGGGTCGTTCCCTCACCGTGTGTCGGCTCGCTGCCCTCCGGGTTCCATGTCTGGCCAGCTTCTGAATCACTTCGGTCTGGGTGCGAAGCTGGGGGTGTCTGGCATCTCCTGTGCCCCTAAGCATGAGTCTGTCGTGAACTGGCACTATGTAACGGGTTCGAAGCTTGACGGATCAAAGATCTCTGAACTCCTACGAAAGTACAAGGAGTTGGCTGGGGCCGACATCCCGGAGGGGTTGTACGATGTGCTTGGAGAAGCCTTGACAAACGTGCATCACCACGCATATCCAGAAGGAACTAGCCTGCCTGAAGGGGTGCGGAGGTGGTGGATGTTCTCTAGGTACGAGCAACCGCAGGATGATGAGCCTGGAAATTTGTACATAGCCGTGTACGACGTGGGCGAAGGAATCCAAAATACAATGCGGGCCAAGCTGGAGGCTGGCGAACTCATCCTTGATTTGGGTGAGGATCTTGTGTCCCTCTTGGGCGGAAGTTGGAAGGTGCTGGATCGGCGACTGTTGGAAAAAGCTGTGGACCATGATAGATCCAGCACAGGGTTGGCGAACAGAGGTAAAGGATTGCCAGAGATGAGAGATTTTATTAAGTCAACTGAGTCAGGCTGGCTTCATATTATTTCGGGGAATTCTCAGTATTCCAGCAATATAAAGACAAGTTCGCCAGTTATGTCGTGGCCCACCAAAATTTTGGGTACGTTAATTTTGTGGAGCATACCGCTTTACAAAAAAGGAGTTGAGGCATGACTGAAAAAATCATTGTCATTGCCGAGGAGTTTTCTCCTTCGCCAATCGGTCGTTATCGTTCTGATAGTGATACCTCTGGAGAGGCATTTCGATTGGATCTTCTGGTGCCTGCTTTGCGAGAATTTGATAAGGTAACGGTTGTTCTGGATGGAACAGACGGCTACGGATCTTCCTTTTTGGAGGAGGCTTTTGGTGGGCTGATTAGAGAGCATAATTACACTGAGGCGGAGCTGAAGCAGAAGTTATTTATAATATCTAACCGGATTTCTTATAAGTTTAGAGTTTGGATGTATATAGCTGAAGAACAAATCAGGCATTCTCGTGGTGCTTCAAAATTCGCTCTTATCTAGATAGCATGACGATTGGTCCTGTAGTACAGACGCTTGCCCTTATTGCTGTCCTTATTGGTTGGGTTGTAACAAATCGACAAAATAATAAGAGAGAGACAAGAAAAGAGGGGCGATCAGCTTGTGATGCAGGAAAAAAATATGCTTTGGAGATTTCTTCTAAGGGTCGTAAATATTTCTCCGAGAGAAGCTCTGATCTGGCTTTTGAAATAAAAAGTGAATTGGATCTTTTGGAGGTTGAGTTAAGTAGAATCCCATTTTTTGGGGTTGGTGCTAATTCAAAATTGATGCAAAAGTTTGTGTCTTTTTCTGATGCGCTGACTGGTGATGATTTTGAGCAAAAAGATGCTCCCAAACTTTTATCTACGGATCCGAAAGTGCAGGCTCTAATCAGAAGTCGGAATGAGTTAATGCAAGAGATAGAGCGTCAGTTTAAACTTCAGTTTTGCAAATAATTTATACCCGCCATGAGCGGGTTTTTTCTTATAGTGATCTATTTTTCCCCTCTGCCCAAGCCCTAACGTCTGAAACTCGCCAGTAGCGGATGCGGCGGCTAGCATTGATGAAGGGCTTCGGGAAGTCCGGACGCTTTGTCAGGCGTGCGGTGACGTGCTCGCGGCTCAGGCCCAGGTAGTCTGCAATGCCTTGGGTGTCCATGCGTGGCGCGGTGGAGACTTGAGGGTTTTGGTTCATGTTCTTCGTCCTTGTCTTTTTTGGCGGCTGTGCAGCCATGTGAAATGCGGCGGGTCTCCTGCACAGAGATATGTCTTCCACAGTGCTAGACCCTCTGGGCAGCGCTCCTGTCGGCCCGGCTGCACAGCAGCGGCACGGTACTGAGTGCATAGGGTGTGGTGAAGCTGGTAGGTCTTGTCGGCGGCTTCCCAGGCGCTGCTTCGGTCGCCCATGGCGTGGTGCTCAAGATCAGTTCGCGTTGATATGCGAACTGCCCTGTATCCCATAAATAAAGTAGTGAGAAAATTGGTCTGTTTAAGGAGCAATGAATGGACCTCAGCGAGAAGTTTCAGCAGCATCTGGAACACGTTTGCAGTACCAAGGGCCTTGGAGAGCTGGAGAAGCGGATCAGCCGTGGCGACTACTTGGGCCCAAGCCTGGAAGCCGCGCGGAGCTTCGTGTCCACGCAGAAAAGCCTGCGATTGCAGACCTACATGCTCAGCCCCGAATACTCTGCACTGCGTCAAGCGAATGCAGCAGAGCAGTCCAATAAGACCTCTCGGCTAGCCCTGGGCGTGTCTATAGTGGCTGTCGTCGTTTCTCTCGTAGCTCTGGCACTTCAGGTCTTTCAGAAGTAGTTGGCTCTACCGAGTCACCAAAGAATTCCAGAGCGATGCGTGCTATTTCCAAGGCCATGTCGTCCAATGCCTGTCCGCCCAACTGGAGGTAGGGGTGCACCGCTAGGTATTCCCGGAAAGCGCGCGCAGCAGCACCAGGGGCCGCAGCATGCTGGCTGGGCTCGGAGCGCAGGCGCTCTGCCAGCGCATCCAACTGGTCGAAGGTGAAGGCCATGCCCTTGATAGCGCGCGTCATGCCTGGTGTGTGGAACGTGGCGCCACACTGCTGGGCGAGCAGTACCAGTGGGGTGTCGATGATGGTCATGCTGCCGCCTTGTTGGGAGTGGGGAAGGGTTCAATGCGACGATCGGGGGCTGGGTAATGCAGCCAGTCACCCATGCGGCTTGGCAGCTTGAATGCGTAGGTGCGCGAAGCGGGCAGTCCCGGGTGCGGTTTCAGTTCCGTGCCCTGATAGCAGGTGCTGGGAGGCGTGTAGTGCTTGTCGGTTTTCTTCATTAGCGGCAGGAAATAAAAAACCCGCCGAGGCGGGTTGAGGGGTCATGCCGGGCAACGCCGGCGATAGATGGGATTAGGCGCGCTGCGCTGTGTCCGCATGAGCACTGATGAGCGGGCAGGCCAGGCGCAAGATGACCTTGGCCAGCCGGCGTGCATGAGGCTGCTTTCGCGCGTCGGGCGTCGCGTACACCCAGCGGGCGCACTCGATCAGCTTCGTGGCCATGTAGACGACATCCTGCGTGGGTCGCTGTGGCTGATCGCCGTTGTCGAACAGCTGGATGCTGCCGGCCTTCGGATAGTCGGCCAGCCAGCAGTACAGCTTGGGAGGCACGTGGTAGCCCGTGGTGCACGCGGGCTCTGTGCTGATGCACACCGTCGTGGCGAGCTGAGGGGCGCTACGCTGCGGCGCGATGCTGTTGAGCGCGTCGAGCAACTGATGCCCGTTGAGCGTCAGCGGCTGCTGTTGAACTTGGGCGATAGCTGCCAAGTCGGTCGCCATCGCATCCAGTTCACTGTTTGGCATTTCGTAGCGCGTGGCCAAGTAATCGCGCATGGCCTGGGCGAGGCTATCCATGATCAGCGCCTCAAAATGTGGACCCGGCCACCGAGGCCGCGCCACGGGTGATCCGCAGCTGGACCAGAGTTCAGCGCGCGCTGCGTGCGCTCTTCGGCCGTGATATGCGGCACCGGGAAGTCGTCCCCATCATCATCATCGGGCTGGTGCGACAAGGCAGGCTGCTGAGAGTGGTGCATGTTCGGCCGCTCGCCGGCCTGGTCTTCGATGAAGGGCACAGTCACGGCGCCCTTCATGACCTCGGCGAACTGGATCTCCACACGGGCGGTATCGATGATCTGTTTGGATATTTCGCAAACCATACGGCTGCGCTCCAGGTCCACGGTCTTACTCAGGTCGCAGAGCATATAGAGCTGGTTGAAAAGGTGATCGCGCAGGTGGCTGATGTTTTTTGTGCTCATTGCTTCTCCTGATTGATGGTGGATCGCTGGGCCTCGATCTTCATGGTGTCGATGAGGGCGGATGCTGTGGTGGTAATGACACGCGCGCGGTCCAGTGACACTCCAGATCCGCTGCGCAATACGGACAGGGCCGCTGTCAGTTGCTGCGTGACTTCATCGATATCCGTCACGGCAGAGCTTTGGTTGATTTTTTTGTCCATTTCTTGAGCCCCATTTTGTATGCCTTGCAGCCGACTGATCTCTCGGTGCGGCCAATTGTTTTGGCAATCTCAACCAAACTTTTATTCAAGTACATTGAAGCCAATTGCGCCTCATCGGATTCAGTCCAGGGAGTGCAACGCTCACGCGTGATACCGATTCGTTTTTTTCTGGTCTGGACAGCGAGTTCTGTGCGCCCCATTGCGGCAGCGATTTCCTTTATGGGCTTCGTAGAATTTGCTCTTAGGTATTCATTGTCTGCATCTGTCCAGGCAGGAGCACCGCGCCATTTTTTGAACTTTGCTTCGGTTCTTCTTTTGCTCATTTCTTTTGGAGAAACCACTTGTGGGCTCAGCTTCTCTATATTCTTGAGTGCCTGGCCGAACTGGGCCTTGAGGTCTAACAGTTTTCGCAATTCCAGCGAACCCTTATGACGCAGGGCGGTGAATGGCAGATCTGCAGGAGAGACGAGATCGAGGTTTTCAACAGTGCGCGGCATACCACGCTTTTTGACCAGCATCATTCCTTCCGGAACGGGGCCATTCTTTTCTTCCCATTCAATAATATCTACACGCTTCCAATCGAACCTCTGGACGCCCGTCTTTGCGATTTTCCTTACAAGCTTTCCGCGCTTGAAAGTCTCTGCTCCGATAGGTAAATGACCTCTGCTTTTTCCACGCTTAATCCCCAGCCGCAGCTGCCTCATGTAAACAGCGGCCTTGGTACGCCCCAGTAATTCGGCCACTTGAGCGACTGATTTATTGAGCGATGACTTAATGCATTCGTCCTCGTTCGCAGTCCAGGGACGCAGCACCGTCTGAGTCTTAGAGTGGTGCTTTTTCCGAATCCCCAGGGATGCCGCTTTTGCCATCACGGCATTGGCATTGCGGCCGATCATCTTGCCGATTTCGACTGCAGGGGTGGTGAGGTACATGGACTGCAGCAACTGCACCTCTCCCGCGCCCCAGGCTTTGATCTTGGTGTTCATGGTGATGATGGATTGATCGCTCTGGCAAGCCTTGCTGGCCAGCGGCAGTGGACAGTATGAGGATGCCGTATTACTGAAATAAAAAGGCCTGCACGATGGCAGGCCTATCCGGATGAGACTGAAAAATTAGGAGCGCGTTGCTTAAAGCCTCAGGTAATTTGAAAAGTTGTGCGGTCCTTGCCCATGATCCAGTTCGGCGGCTTGCCCCGGCCCGTCCAGGTCGCACCGGTCTCGGGGTCTCGGAACCTGGGTGCGCCCACAGAGCCCTTCGCCTTTGAGCCCCTGGCAGGGAACACGTCCTGCTCGGTCAGTTGGTACTGCTGCACCAAGGCTCGAACCTCGGCTACCGCGCCGGCCTTCTCCGTCTTCATCGCTTCTGCGATGCGTGCATCCAGTTCTGCCTTTTGCTGCAGCAGGGTCTTGTAGTCGTTCATTGGTTTTTCTCCGGTAGGGTTTCGAAAAGTGGGCCCTTCTTTTGGTAGGGCCATGGATTAAAAGTTCTGGTCATGCCGCAATTGCGGCAGCCAGGAGGAATGCACCGGCAAAGCCAGTGCTGCCGGCCAGCAGGCTCATGCCCGCGAGGCCAAGGAAAACGCTGCGAAGGCTCATGGCTGAGCTTGGAAGCTATCGCGCACGTCGGCGATATGGGCGATCAGGCCATCGCAGAACGCCGCAAAGCTGTTGGCAGGCATGTGCACGGCGCCCCGGTCCTTCACGGTCTGGACGCCCACCGCGTTGGCGGTCGTGGCGCTGATCTCGAAAATGCCCAGGCGCGCGTTGATCTGGCCCAGCTTCAACGTCTGGCCGCTAGCCACCAGTTCCTGCAACTGCAGCTGGTCCAGCGCGGCAGGCTGGGTTGCGACTGGCCGCGCGGGCTCTGGCGCAGGCAGTGGTGGGCTTATCGCTTCGGCATGCAGCTCGGGCTGCGAAGCCAGGTCGAAGCCGATCAGCTCGGGCTGCGGCTGTGCCACTTCGCGGGCAGCAGGCGCTGGCTCAGGGTGCGTGGCCGCGAATTCCGCGATGCACTGCGCGTAGTACGCCCGGGCCAGTTCCAGCTTCACGTCCATCTGCGCCTCCAGCGCACGGTCGCGCTCGATGGCCCAGGTGGTCAGACGCATGTGCTCGGGGATGTGCTCGACCAGGTGAAGCTGCTGCGGCTCGTACTGGCCCAGCAGTTCCTCGGGCGTGTTGACCATCGCGTAGTTGACCTCCCAGCGGTCCACGTCCCAAAGTCGCATGTAGCCGCGCATCTGCCACTCGTAGAGCGAGTCCTGGCAGTCACGCACGAAGGCAGGGAAGGTCTGCAGGCTCCACGAACATTTCAGGTCGTGGCCGCAGCGGCGCACCAGGTCCACGGTGTCGGCTTCACCCGTGATCTTGCCGTCGCTGCGCCGCTCGGTGTTCTTGGCCAAGGTCAGCCCGCGCACGCGGTTCAGCAGGGCCAGGCCTTCGGCCTCGACTGCCAGGCCCTTGTCCGTGTATTTGCTGGAAACCTCGAAGTCCACGCCCCACAGCTCCTGTCGCACCAACTCGCGGATGTAGGTCTTCGCGGTCTCGCTGAGCGTGCCCAGCTTGAGGCGTTCCAGCACGGCCTTCTCTTCGTCCGTGCGCTTCTTCTTCGCCTGGATGGCTTCCACCTCGGACGTGATCAGTGCGGGATCGATGCTCACGGGCGCGGTCATCAGCTTGCCGATGCTGGAGCAGCGGAACAGGATTTCCCTCATGCTGTGCTCCTGGTGGCGGCGTTGAAGGCGATGAGGCCGGCACGGTCGTCCCAAAGGGCCGCGCGGCCATCACGACAGCCCTTGTCGAACTGGTCCGTTCCACGCACGCTCTTGATGTAGTCCACCCAGCCTTGGGCCAGTTTGGAGAGCGGCGCAGCAGCGCCGCCCTGGCCGTCGTCATCCTCGCCGGCCTCGGCTACACCCGTGATCTGCTTGAGCGTGTGCCGCTGCAGGTAGGTCGTGGTGGAAATGATGGCCTGGATGGCGTTCTTGCCGCCTGTCTCGTCGGGCTGGGCCGTCAGTTGGACAGTCTCGGCATGGCCCAGGCGGTGCCGCAGCGTGCAGACCACGGTGATGTCGCGGCCGACCTGGTGCGTCTTCCACGACCAGGCGAAGCCATGAACGGAAAGCTCGGGGCCCACGGCCTGCACAACGTCGTCCAGCTCGGCATGTTTGTAGCTGGTCCTGCCGCCCTTGCTGGGAAAGTCCACCAGCTTGCGCTTCACGATGCGGATGTTCTTGGCCTTGAATGCGGCCAGGGCTTCGTTGTAGGCCTTCTCGGCCTCGTGGCGCTCGTTGCGTTCCAGCAGATCCATCATCTTTTCGATCTGCTCAAGACCGGCGCCGCGCTCCTGCAGCGTCAGCATGAAGTTGGCCGCGAGTGACGTGGGAAGGGCGGTGGGAGCCGGGGCGGGCGCGGCGTCTGCCGCCGGCACCAGTTCAAGGGCTGCAGCCTCGTTCTTGGAAACAGCGTTCATGGGAACCTCGCAGGTTGTGGAAAAAGAAATGCCCGCAGCAGCGGGCGATGGTCGGCGCCGGCGCGGCGCTTGGTGAATGGGACGGTCATTCCGGGTTTTCCGGATCGCCTCGCATTTCCCGGACGAATGCCAGGTAGCGGGCGCCGCCAGCGGGCCAGGCCCTGTCTAGCTTCTGTGCGGTTTCCTCAAGCCACTCCATCAGCAGCGGCACCTTCTCGGCGTCGGTGAGTTCGGAGAGCTTCATGGCTTTTCGCGGTGGCATTCCACAACGCTCTCGCTCACCCATTCGGCGTGCATGCCGGGGCACGCCAGCGCGCTGACGGTGGCGGGCGGGGCCTTGCCGGGCTCCTCGTCCAGCGTTGCCTGCAGGCACAGCAGGCTGATGCCCAGCAGCATGGCAATCAGCCATGCCAGCGGCGGCGGGTCCGGGATTTCGTCACGTTGGTGCATGGTGGCTCCTCGATCAGTGGTGGTTGCGAAGCGCCGCGATGTCGTCGCGGCCACGTTGGCGGGCATAGGCCCGCAGCCACTCGTCCACGGAATTGCCCATGACGGCCAGCTGCGGGTGTTCGGTATTCAGGCTCTGGCCCATGCGCTCGCTGGCGGCGGCGATCTGCTGGGCCAGCTGGTACTGCGCGGCCTGCAGGGCCTCCTGCACAAACTCAGCCACGAATGGAGGGCCGTAGTAGTCCTGGACATAGGCGTTTAGATGGGCTTCTTCAGTGCGCCCGCAGCCTTCCAGCGCTGAGCGCTCGCCCTCAACCACTGAGGCCCGACAGATATCGAGTAGTCGTACGCTCACTTTTTGTTGGATCTCCAAAACAAAAAGCCCGAGAGTTTTTCAACTCCGGGCTTATAAAAATTAAGGGACTAAATTATTAAACTAGGCGCAATTTTGGTGGTGAGTGCAACGGTTGTGTCGCAATATTATTTCTAGAAAGAATTGAGATTCTAGTCAATTGGAAGGTAAGAGCATTAATGTCCCTCACGCTCAATGAAAGACTTTTTGCTAAATCGGCGCGGCTATATTTTTGAGACTGCAGGAAGTCAAAAACCTTACTAAGCAATTGAGAGGTTTCTCGTTCAATAGATTCTGGTTCATTTGTGCGATATCCATTTTTTGCGATATCAATGCAGATATTTCTATAAGTCCACTCAGTTATTTTGTCTAAAGTACGATAGCGAAAAGCTAATGCTGCTAATGAGACTCCCCAAAATTGCTTGAATTTTATTAGGTATTTCAAGGTGAAAACAGGAGGGGTGTGCGTAATTACGCTCTCCCTTGGCATGAGAAATTCAGCTGCAAAAGCATTTGCTTCACGTTCCATTTCAGGCCCATGAACCTCTCCATGCTGCATGGATCGAATGTCTCGCACTAGATGCCCCAGTTCATGGGCCGCATCAAAGCGGCTCCTTTCTGGCGACTTGATTGTATTGAGAAATACAAAAGGCTTTCCATCATGCCAAGTGCAGAAAGCATCAACTTCAAGAATCTCTTCAGCTAAAGAAAAAACGCGAATACCTTTGGACTCCAGAAGATGCACCATATTTGGAATAGGTGCGTTGCCAAGTCCCCACATTCTGCGCAAGGTGGCTGCAGCCTCTTCAGGCTTTAAATCGCTTAGATCTGGCAAGTCAGCCTCTGGAAGGTTAAATCGCTCCTCAATCCATGAGTTAACCTTAAAAGCCGTAGCGCCTGCGGCTTTTGCACAATTTTTCATTGCTTCTGTCATCTTTGACAGCGCTCGAAAACTGGCAGCGTCCTCGCCTATGGTGGGCATATCTTCTTCGAGAAAAAAAAACTGCTGAGGGAAATCCAGCAGTTTGGCAATTTTCTCGAGCGTTTCTGGCTCAGGTACTGAAGTACCAGACTCGTAATTTTGAATGCTACGGCTGGTAACTCCTACCTCTTTGGCTAACTGCGCTTTGCTAAAGCGCCTTCTAACCCGGGCAAATGTAATTTGCGATGGGTTGATTTCAGACATTTTAATTACTCAAAAGGTACCAGTTTTTGGTTCGACTTCAACGATTGCGGGTGCCACAGGATTTGTTTGACGAGGGGTGAAGTCGGCGGGTTTGTTCGGGATGCTGCCCAGAATTATACGCTCATCCCAGCTCGTGATTTTCTTTTTGTCGAATCCTGTGGGGTATGATAGTTCATATCTAACTTCATTAAGACTTTTATCGTAATGGTATAGAAAAGCCCAAACCTCAGTGCCGTCACGATGATTTCTTGCTTTGTTGAAGGCGTCTCGGTTGAAAAGCTGAAGTTGTCGATTTGAGTGAATGAAATTCTCGGCAACTGCTCCCTTTTCTGCTTGATTCGTGGGATCTTCAAAGCCTAAACGACCAGTTTCGATATTTCCAGTCATCACGATGATTGATATTTTTTGATCTGAAGAACTAATAAAAGGGCAGTTCTTCTGATCATGGATGCGCCAATCCTTTTCGCCAAGTAAAGTGCGCAGAGTTTCAACGGTCTGAAGCCACTGCTTAATTCCGGCCGCCGTGGTTGCAGAAGCATGCGTGATTTCGTTTCGAGCCCCGAGGCCGCTGAAGATCACCTTATGGAAAAGGTCCTCGGTGAGATCAGAGGAAAGCTCTGTCAATCGTGTGTTGACAAGATGGCTATCAACAATCGTCTTTGCACGGTTGGCAAAATTTCCAGTGTGAGTCAGCTCGAACTTCGACAAGATAGCTCCTAGTGATTTCCGAAAAGTCTACCTCATGTTGAGGTTTGAAAAGCGGAAAATTGTTACGATGAGCTACAAGTTGTGCTGTGAATATGTACAGCATATCTGTGAAGGGCTACTTGGCTTGGTGCTGCGCACTGAAAGGGTAGAGTGAACCGTCTCGCGCGGCATCTTTCGCATCGCGGCGGCGTCCTGAGTAGGGCGCCAGCGTGATGGCCCTCGTTAGAGGACCGGCCGGATGCGCTCCGGTGGGCGTTGGTCTGGGCTTTTCTTTTCTTGGCATCCCAGTGCATGCCTCACCCCCGTATTCAGCCCCAGGGTTGGACTTCGCGGGGCAGTCCTGGCTTCCTGGCCCCATTGGCCGCGGTCCCCAGGCAATTCCCAGATCCTCAAGCACTTACCCGGCCTGCGAGGGCTGGTGGCTTGTCTCAGTAGTAGTGCGCCGACGACCTTTTCTATCCCGCTGCCGCCCGCGGTGCCCTGCATTTACCCAGCCGTGCCTGCTGCATGAACGAGGGCGGCATGTTGGTGGCGCCCATCGGCAGCGAGATTGCTGCTGACGGGGTGAATTATCGGAACACCGAATTTGCTTGTCAATCGGAATTCCGAATTATTTTTGGGAATTTTCCGCGATCATGGATGGCCTTCCTGGGGAAATGTTCGGTGCTCCGAAGAGATGCAACGCTGGGTTGCGCAACTGTGCGTTGCGAACCGCAATCTAGGATTGCGCAACCTACGATTGCGAGTGACATGGATGTAACTGTCTGCCATACTGTTAAAAAACACAGTACTGGAAGCTGAATGAAGTCGGAGCGGATGCAGGGGTTAGGTGCCCGGATCAAGAGTGCGCGTATGGCGCTAGGGATGAGCCAGGACTATGTGGCCAGTTCCCTCGGAGGGACGAGGCAAGCGGTGTCCGCTTGGGAAAGAGGAATAGCTTCGCCTTCCGCAATCCAACTTGCAGAGTTGTCGGAGCTATTTTGTGTCTGTGCTCACGAGCTGCTGTTCGGCGATAGTTTTGCGAAAAGCGGCATCAGGGCTCTGATGGTGCGCAAGATCGAAGCCACGGGTGTCCGCAAGCCAAGTGTCGTTACGGGTGATCAAAGGCCCTGGTCTACGAGCTTTTTGGCTGGCTTCCTCACCGCTGGCGAGCGCGGTCCAGCTGCTGCTGTGGGTCGAACAGATGGTGCTGGGGGAGATTTGGCGGCCTGATAACTGTTGAACTCATGGTTCAGGTCGATGAGCATTGCGTCGCGCTTTGCATCGTCAGGGAGGCCGCGAAAGAGCATCACAAGCTGGGCTTCCAAGCCGGTGAGCTGTGCAAAGTTTGTGACTTCTGGAGGCCCCTCACCGTCTAGCAGGTACTCAGGACGAAGTGCAAGGGCATGACACAAACCAAGAAAGTGCGACGCGCGCGGCTCCTTGGTTTTCCCTTTTAGCAATTCGTTGAGGGCGGGCTGGCCCATCCCAGCCAACTCCGCGAGTTCCTTCTGTTTGTAGCCACGATGTGCCATCCACCACTGTAGGCGGTCGCCGAAGGCAGCGAAGTCTGGAGGGGGCGTCATAAGCACAATCATCCATCCTTAAAAATTCGGAAAATCGATGTTTTTTCGTTGACCGATTTATCGGAATACCGAATAATCGGCGGCATGACACCCTCCGAACTCATCACCTACTTCAAGACCCAGGCGCTTGCCGCCCGTGCTCTGGGATGTGCGCAATCCTCGATCTCGGGATGGGTCGAGCAAGGCCATATACCTGACGGTCGCCAGTACCAAATTCAGTTGGCTACCGATGGGCGGCTGCTTGCGGATCGGCCGGCCTTGCGCATCGCTGTGGAAGGAGCAGGACTCAATGCGTGAAGCCCGTTCCAGCTCACCGCAGTCAATGCTTCGCCGTGCATCGCAACGGATAGTTGCTTTCGCCCGCGGCTCCGGTCGCACCAGTTGCTCCGACACCATGGAGCTGCGTCAGCAGTGCGACGCCAACACCCTGCGCGTTCTCGACGCGCTGGCCCGGGCAAAGGGCATGGAGCGCCCGGCCTACATCGAGGCGCTGCTGGAAGAGCATGCGAAAGAAGCGTTGCATGAGGCAAGTCTGATCGTGCGTCAGTTGCGGGGCAATCCACTGCTGGTGGAAGCGCTTGGAGCCCCACCGGAGACCTTTGGCTTCATCCCTGAGTCCGAGGGGAGCGCCGCAGAGTGAGCCTGTCAGCAACATTGCGCGAGGTGGGAAGGCCTGTTGCCTATTACCCGCGCCTGGCCCGATTCCTCGGCAGCGTCAACGCTGCCATCCTTTTCGCCCAGCTGCACTACTGGCACGACCGTGGCAGTGATACGGAGCTGGGCGTCTACAAGACTTCCCAAGAACTCACCGAAGAGACGGGGCTCTCGTACCGCGAACAGGCAACCGCGCGTGCGCAGCTGCGCGCTGCCGGCTACCTGATCGAGACCAACCGGCGGCTGGAGCACAAGGTGTATTTCAAGCTGGTTCCGGAGGCCATCGATGCCGCATTCGAGGCATGGACAGAAGCGCAATCCGCGAACGACGAAAACGCATTTCGGGAAACGACAAAAGCGCAACCCGCGAAGTGCGGAAAGCGTCGTCGTCGGGCTGCGGAAACGTCGTTCGACGAACTGCGGAAAGCGCAATCCGGTAATAGTACAGAGACTACACATAAGACTACTGCATATATATCGACCAAGGCTGAAGCCTCGGCCGAGCCGATGCGTGTGCAGGACAACAAGGGTGTGGTCCATGAGATACCTGCGGACCTTCACTACCCGAAGGAAGGGCGCAAGACGCACAAGGCTTGGGTTGCCTATGCCATCGCGTACCACTCCAAGCACAAGGTCTGGCCGGTCTGGAACCAGACCGTGGCGGGCCAGATGAGCAAGTTCATCGACCGCGTGGGCGCCGAGCGCGCGCCTCGGGTGGCCTACCACTACGTGGCCAAGGTCAACGAGCCATTCGTGGTGAACCAGATGCACCCGGTGAAGCTCTTGCTGGCCAGCGCTGAGACATGGTCCACGCAGGCAACGCAGACCCAGAACGGCGTGCAGCCGGCAGCCCCCGCGCCTGCTCCCCTCCAAAACAAGCACAGCGCCGCCTTCGCGGCAATCATCGGAGGGTAGGGCATGCATTCCGTTTTTGATTTGGTGCCCGAAGTCGGACATCCCGTTCAGGGCGAGCCTCCTATGAACCCGGCAGTGGTGAACCTCTTCCTGGTCATGCAAGGTTCCTATGGCGCGATGTTCCTGGGGAAGTTCGCCACCGGAGTGGTGGACGACAGCGGCCGTGATCTTGGGGTGCGAGCCGCTATGCGCGTGTGGCGCGCAGCCCTTGGCAAGTTCCCGGATGCTGTGGTTGAAACAGCTGCTGCACGGCTTACGGAGCAGTACCCGGACCGCCCTCCGCATCTGCCGCAATTCGAGGCCATGTGCAGGGCTGCCATGCCTCGGCTGACCCATGCCGAGCAAAACCGCCTGCCTGCCCTGCCTGCGCCCGTCGTCTCGCCGGTGCATGTGGAGGTTGAGCCCCTTGGGGATGGCAAGGACTGGGCCCGGCGCATCGTGGCGCGAGTGCAGGCCGGCGACCAGACGCTGACGCGCACTGCCATTCGCGCCGCGATGCAGGCCCTGGGCATGGAGGGCTGGCCGCGATGACCCTGCTGCAGCTGCTCAAGACCGGCGCCGTGCTGCGCTACCGGCCCGGGTTCCGCTTCTATGCGGTCCAGCGCGGCCGGGAGATCTCCGTCAACCAGGTCGAGGCCGAAGCCGCATTCCGCGCTGGCCACGTCCGCCCTCAAAGCCCCGAGCCTGACCGCTTCGGCGTGTACCACCTGGCCCTTTCCACGAAATGACCATGCAACCGAATTTGCAACCCACCGCCAGCCGCGCATACCTGCAGATGAGCTACGGCTACAGCGTGGCCGAGGAGCTTTCCGCCAGCGAGGTGCGCCCGCTGCACCAGCGCAAGCTGACACCCATCACCGCCGCGTGCGCAGCTGCTGTGCAGGCCGTGGCCGCTGGTGCCGCCGACGTAGAGCATTGGCGCGTGCTGGCCGACGCCGCGAACCTGGCTGAAACGCTGCTGGACATGCGTGTGTTCGATGACCCGGGCAACCTGTTTCGCGACGGCGTGGCCGCTGTGGTGACGCTGGGCCGCCAGCACGGCAGCGATGAGCGCATGCAGCTGCGCCCCGAGCAGCTGGAGCACCTGCAGGAGTTTGGCGAGGCCTATGCGCAGATGCTGCAGCAGACCCCGGCCCGGACCTACATCCGCGCGCACCGGGCCACCGAGCGCCGGCTGCGCGAACTGCTGATGAACGGCTACGGCCGCGACACCCATGATTTCATCGTCGTCTGAGGGTTCCATGGCAACAGAGCAACAAGGCACTGTGGTGCTGGGCATGGACCCGGGCGTAAACACGGGCGTGGCCGTCTACGTGGACGGCCAGCTGGTGGAGCTGCTGACGATCCCGCCGCACTACATCGAGCGCACGCTGGCCGCGCGCATGCCGTCGCGCGTGGTCTTCGAGGACAGCCGGCTGCAGTCCCACACCTGGACGCGCGGCAAGACCGGCGCCGCCAGCGCCAAGATGGCGCGCAATGTGGGGCAGGTGGACGCGCGCTGTGCGGACATCACGGCGCACTGCGCAGACCTGGGCATCCCTGCCCACGGCATCAGCCCAGCAGGGAAGGGCGGCAAGCTGGATGCGAAGCGCTTTGCCGCGATCACGGGCTGGACTGGTCCGAGCAACGAGCACAGCCGCGATGCGGCCATGGTGGCCTGGCCCTATCGCCGCGCGGCGGATCTGCGGGGAGGTGGCCGTGGCTGAAATCGCCCTGCACGCCCATTGGGACGGCCCTGAACAGGCCCGGGCCAACTTCCTGCAGCGCGTGGCGCCCTGGTGCATGCAGCAGTGGGAGGCTGGCCGCCGGCTGGAGGTGTTCGTGCGTCTGCACGAGGACGCCAAGACCGACAGGCAGCGGATTTTCTATCACGACTTCGTGCTGGCCGAGATCGCGCGCCAGGTCGTCATCGACGGCCGCCGGCACTCGAAAGCCACCTGGAAGGAGCACTTCCGCGCCGAGTACCTGGGCAGCCGCGCGGTGACGCACCATGACCCGATCAGCGGCGCCACGACCACCACGCAGGAGCGCATCAGCACGGAGAGCCTGGGCGTGCGCGCGTACGGTGACTTGATCGACCGCGTGATGGCCCACGCCATCAACGAGCTGAATGTGGAGTTCCCGGCGACCTTTGAGGAGTGGGAGCGCGAGCAGACCCACCCGGACACGGGCGAGGTGATTGGCGGGGTGTGCCCCTGATGCGCCGCACTGCCTTCAAATCCGGCGGGGCAGGGTTCCGCCGGCGGGCCGCGCCTGCGTCCCATGCTGCCCACGAGCTGGCGCGCGAGCAGCGCCTGGAGGCCCGCGCTGCCCGCGCCATGGCCGAGGCCCGGCCGCGCGCTGCCACTGTGGCGCTCATCGACCAGCACCAGGTCATGCCCGCGCCGAAGACCGTGGCCCAGCGCAACCCGCGCCTGCGAGCCCTGGCCAAGGGTCAGCAGTGCCTGCTGCTGGTCCCCGGGATCTGCACGAACGACACCACCACGGTTGTCTGCTGCCACAGCAATCTGTCCATCCACGGGAAGGGCGAGCGCAGGAAGGCCGACGACCACTACAGCGCCTGGGGCTGTGCCGCGTGCCATTCCTGGCTGGACCAGGGACCTGCGCCGGCGGCGCGCAAGGAATCCGCGTTCATGGCTGCACACCTGCGCCAGGTCCTGGCATGGCGTGCGCTGGCCTGCGCTCCCAGCACCGATGCCCGCGACCGCGCCGCTGTGCTGTGGGCGCTGGGCCTGCTGAATGCAACACCTATTTTTTTCTGAGACCGGGGAGAACATGACCACGATTGCCCGATACAACGCCCTGCGCCGCGAGCTGCTGCAGGTTGAACTCGATCTGGCCGCGTCCAAGCGCGCCTACCTGTCGGACGGCATCAACGGGCCGCGTGGCGCCCGGGCCGTGCTGGAGGAACGCCGCGCCGCGTTGCGTTTGGAGATTCACGACCTGCGCGAGGTGGTGGAGGAGCTGCGAGAGGCCGCGTTCAAGGCGAAGAAGCACCAGTTCCTGCTGGCCCTGATAGCGAGGTGCGAGGAGCAGGGGCGCCATGACCTGGTGCGCGCCGCGAGCGCCGAAGCATCGGAATGGCTACGCGATCAGGGAATGGCCCAGGCATACAGCGCGAAGGTGTGACTTCTTGAGCTGCATGGACTGGATGGCTGGCCAGCTGGAGGGCTGGCACGAGGAGGGGGCGCGGCACAACAACCCGCGCCCTGCGGGCGTCATCCGCCCGGGCAGTGGCACCGACGTGCTGCTGCGGTTTCTACGCCAGGCCCCCGGGCGCTGGTTTTTCCATGCCGAGCTGGTCCTGGCCCTGGGCCGCAGCAAGGGGGAGATCGATTGGGCGCTGCAGTACCTGGTGCGCGAGTGCCAGGTGGAAAGCCGGCTCACGGAGCTGCCGGCGCGCAAGCCAGTGCATCGCTACAGACTGAGAGAGGGATCGACAACATGACCATGACCACGGAACGCCAGCCGCAGGCGGGCGACATCTACGCATACCGGGAGGACGGCGCTGTGCTGTTCATTCCGCCCACGCACCAGCTGACGACCTGGCGCGGCGGCAACCCGTTCCAGGATCAGTGCCGGCGGCCACTGGGCCAAAGCCCCGACGCACTGCGCAAGATCCTGAACCCCAAGGGGAAGAAGCATGCACGAGCTTGAGGGAAGCGTGGAGAGGCCGCGATTGGTCCTGGTGAGCGGACGGGGCCTGTGGTGCTGCGCACTGCCGTCCTTTCTGGGGACGCTGGATCGCTCCCGGCCTGACTGGTGCCGCGTGCCCATGGCGCCTATCGGCTGTGGGCATACGCCAATGGTGGCCTATGCCCATTGGCGGAGGGTTACGAAAAAACTGGAGCAAGACGAGCTAGCGCTGTTGCGCGAACGTATGCGGCTCATGTTGAATGCGGCGCCCAAATATCAGCATCCCAATGAACGAGCGGAGCAGCATGTGCGGCTTGTAGAGCACACGCCCGACTCTGAATGGGATGCTGATGGGCGTATTGCCCGGGATCTGCGCGACCTGCGGCGCATGGCCATAGGCTGTGCCGTACTGGTCGTAGCCCTCGTGCTGGGCCTGACGCTGTGGCAATGAGGATGATCCAGGTGCGGCCCGTTGTAGGGAGCTACCGCCGTGCCATGGCCCAGGTGGCGCGCATTGAGGCCACGCCCGCCGCGATCCTGGCGCACCTCGGTGAACTGCTGGAGGGAGCGAGGATCTCGGGAGAGGTGACAGCAGAACGAGCAGGCTACGACCAGCGCAACGGCTGGGACACGTTCACCGTTCTGGTTGGTGGGACGCCCTGCTGCTATGCCGATGGTCCGCTTTGAGTGGTGTGTTCTGGTTCCGGTGCGGCGTCGATCTGCTGGCGTATCCAGGCTGCGCCTCCCAGCTTCCGCAGCTTTTCGCGCTGCTGCTCTGTGACGGGGATGTTGACGGCCTTCATGGGCGTGTCATAGAGGGCTTTGCGCCCACCACCAGGGGCGCGAGTACGGGGAGGGCTCGGATTGGTCATGGATTCATTCTATTTCATGCGCATAAATTAACCTGCAGGTTTGCTGGGGAATTCTTGTGTTCTTTTATTTAATGCGCACAAAATAACGAATCGCAATGAAAGGCTCCTATGACACCCACCCCGAACCCCATCTTTACCCTGCCAGGGTTCCTGGCCGCCGCGCATGCACTCTTGGCCGCGCAGCCAAAGGGCACAGGCTACCGGCACCAAGAGGGTGTGGTGCTGCTGCTTGATGGGGAACTGTGCCTGTTTCAGGAGGGGGAGGGCATCGAGGACCCCGCCGTGTGTGACACGTCAGCTTGGGAAGAGTCGGCCGCAATTGAGGTGGCTGCTCTCAAGCGACGGGAACTGGTGCAGCGGTTCCAGCCCTGCGAGGTCGAAGCATTCGAGAAAGGCCTCGTATGACCGCGAACACACTGCCAGCACCCGGGGCGCGTGTGCACATCGTGCAGCAAGGCATGCACTACTTCAATGGCACAACGCTATGCCATGTGACCGATAGGTGGGGGACGCATGCCCTCGTGCTGCTCGACTGTGGCGCTGTGAAGCGCTGCAACGGCCTCACTGAAAGGGGTCTAGGCTGGTACAAAGGTGCCAACCCCTACGCGCACGGGCCTGACTTCTCGCCGGCAATGCTGTCCGACTAGTAGGGCTCAGATACCCCAGGGACACTGCCCCGAGCCTCACGGCCGGGGCTTTTCTTTGCCTGTCTCACTTTCAGCGTGCCAAGCCTGACACGTTCAGCAGGATGAAGAAGCAACCTGCCCGCAAGACCGCGAAGACCACCAAGGCCAAGGATGGTGCGGCACCGAAGAAACAGCACATCACCACGGAGGACCGGCACAGGGCCTTTGCGCGGGAGTATGTGGCCCTGGCCTTCAACGCAACGCAGGCGGCCATCGCGGCAGGCTACAGCGCTGCTACGGCGGCTTCTCAGGGTGCGCGCCTGTTGAGAGATGCCAAGGTACAGGCGTATGTGAAGGAGTTCAGCCAGGCGGTGGTGGAGCGTGCCGAGGTGAAGGCCGAGGACGTGGTGCGGCGGCTCAACGACATGCTGATGGCCGATCCGCGCGACCTGGTTGAGGTCTACGTCTCCGCCTGCAGGCACTGCCACGGTGTGGCTCATGAGTACCAGTACACGCTGGCGGAATACAACGCAAAGCGCGAGAAGTGGCTGGACGCCGGCAAGGCGCCCCAGGACTTCCCCGAGCTGGGCGGTGTGGGCTACGACGCGAACAAGCCGCCACTGCCGGAGTGCCCGGAGTGCTTCGGTGCTGGCCGGCCGCGCGCCATCCTCAAGGACACGCGCACCATGCCACGCGGCGCCCTTGCCCTGTTCGCGGGCGCTAAGGAGGGCAAGTACGGGCTGGAGATCAACGTGCACAGCCAGTTGGACGTGGCCGAGAAGCTGATGCGCTATCACGGCCTCTACAAGCGCGACAACGAGCAGCAGGGCGGCGGGAGCGGCGTGGGCCACTTCGAGCTGCACTTCGTGGATGCGCCAGCGCGTGAGCACGATCCACGCGACGGGGAGGGCGCATGAAGCTGCCGCCACCCAGGACGCGGCCCACGGCCCTCGCGTTGTCCCTGGACGCGGCCCTGGCCGGCGAGGACCTGGAGCCGGACTTCGCCCAGGACTACGAGGTTGACCGCTCGCGCGTTCGGGTCGAGTTCCCCGCCAAGCTGCGCGGCCTGTGGCAGCCCAAGCGCTTCAAGGTCATGTACGGCGGGCGCGGCGGGGCCAAGTCCTGGTCTGTGGCCATGGCCCTGCTGGTGATGGGCAGCAATCGGCCGCTGCGCATCCTGTGTGCGCGCGAGATCCAGAAGTCCATGCGTGACTCGGTGCACCGCCTGCTGTCCGACCAGATTGCGGCCCTGGGCCTGGGCGGCTTCTACGAGGTGCTGGACACGGAGATCCGCGGCGCCAACGGCACGCTGATCCTGTTCGCAGGCCTGCAGAGCCACACGGTGGACTCGATCAAGTCCTATGAAGCCATCGACATCGTGTGGGTGGAGGAGGCCCAGAGCGTCAGCGCGCGCAGCTGGGAGGTGCTGGTGCCGACCATCCGCCGGCCTGGTTCGGAAATCTGGCTCACGCTCAATCCAGACCTGGCCACGGATGCGACCTATGCGCGGTTCATCGAGGCCGCCGACAGCGACACCTGGCTGTGCGAAATCAACTGGCGCGACAACCCCTGGTTCCCCGAGGTGCTGGAGAAGGAGCGCCGCCGGCACTTCAAGCGCGACCCGGACACTTACTGGAACGTGTGGGAGGGCCGCCCGAAGCGCACCCTGGCCGGCGCCATCTACGCGAAGGAAGTGGAGCGCCTGTACAACGACGGCCGCGTGTGCCTGGTACCGTACAACCCCAAGCTGCCCGTGCACACGGTATGGGACCTGGGCTACGCGGACAACATGGCCATCGCCATGATCCAGCGCACGCCCCTGGATTTCCGGGTCATCAACTACCTGCAGGACAACCAGCGCACGCTGGAGAGCTACATCGAGGAGATGGAGAAGCTGCCCTATCGCTGGGGCACGGACTTCCTGCCTCACGACGCGGCGCATGGCGACCACAAGTACGGGGTGACTTCGGCGCAGATTCTGGAGGATCTGGGCCGCGAGGTGGAGGTGCTGGACCGTTTTGGCGTCGAGGCCGGCATCCGGCTGGCGCGCGGCATTTTCTCCACGGCCTATGTCGATGAGCGCAAATGTACCCAGCTGCTGGACTGCCTGAGCCGGTACAAACGCCAGATCGACGCACGCACGGGCGAGCCAGGCGCACCGTTGCACGATGACGCCAGCCACGGCGCGGATGTGTGGCGATACGTGGCCATGTCCCTGCCGCGCATGGACAACGACACTGCGGGCGCTGTGCCGATCAGGCGACGCGCGGGCGGCATGGCACGCTGATCCCGTACCAAGCCTGCCACTTTCGCGGGCATGCCTGCATGTATCGACCTGCGCAAAGCGCACCTTCACCGCCAGCATGGGGACTTGCTGGCCGTCTACACCTGGATCAACGCCGAGCGCGCGCTGGTCCTGATCCCGGCCTACCGCCCCAAATCACCCTGGTACGTGGTGATGGAGAGCGCGGCCTATCTCTACGATGACCCGGCCTACTTGGCCCGCGCCTGCGTCAAGGCCTGCGAGGTGCTGGGCATCGAGCCCAACCGGCCGAACTGGGTGCGCGTGGCCACCATCGTCAACGAGGGCCTGCCCGACTTGGTGAGCATGCCCAGCGAGCCCACATGGCAGCGCCCAGGCCAGGAGTTCGGCACCCTGGTGGTCAAGTCCGATGGCAAGGAAATCGCGGCCGAGGCCCTGACCATCCCGGACCTGGGGGCCGAATATGTCCCAGCTTGAGGCCCGCTTCAACCGCCGCGCGGGCGTGGGCGAGCGCATCCTGAACGACGTGCCGCTGGAGTTCGACGCCGACGAGGAGACGCCGCCGCACCCGCTGGACCAGCCCGAGGCCCGTAAGACCCTGCGCAAGCTCCTGAGCTGGTACTACCGCGAGCGAGAGATCCAGGCCGAGAACCGCCTGCAGATGTCCATCGACGCCGACTACTACGACGGCGACCAGTGGGACCCGGCCGACGCGGCCACGCTGGAGGAGCGCGGCCAGGTGCCTCTGGTGTTCAACGAAGTGGCCGTGATGTGCGACTGGCTCATTGGCACGGAGCGGCGCGCGCGCGTGGACTGGAGCGTGCTGCCGCGCGCCGAGGACGACGTGCAGCTGGCCGACGTGAAGACCAAGGTGCTCAAGTACGTCAGCGACGTGAACCGCACCACGTTCAACCGTTCGCGCGCCTTCGAGGACACCGTGAAGGTGGGCGTGGGCTGGGTGGACTCCGGCGTGCGCAACGACCCCACCAAAGACATCATCTACGACAAGTACGAGGACTGGCGCAATGTGCTCTGGGACTCGATGGCCATGGAGCCGGACCTGAGCGATGCGCGCTACCTGTTCCGCACGCGCTGGGTGGATGAAGACGTAGCCATCACCATGTACCCGCAGCGCCGCGACGTGCTGGAGCGGGCCGTGCTGCGCGAAGAGGAGTTCAGCGCCCAGCAGTGGGCCGAGGACGAATTCTTCTTCCAAGGCCACACCAGCGAGCGCCACGTCAGCGGCACCAGCGGCAGCTACCTGGCCGGCGGGCGCGGCAACATCGACAGCGAAGCGCGGCGCCGCGTGCGCCTGATCGAGTGCCAGTTCCGCATGCCGGCGTCCGTTCAGGTGGTGACCAGCGGCCCCTTCAAGGGCTCGTTCGTGGAACCCTGGGACCATGCGCTGCGCGCCGTGGTGGGGGCGCACGGCGGCTCCATCGTGGAGCGCGTCGCCATGCGCATGCACGTCGCGGTCTTCACCGAGGGTCATCTGCTGGCCCTGGGCCCAACGCCCATGCGCCACAACAGTTTCAGCCTGACGCCCATCTGGTGCTACCGACGCAGCCGCGACCGCATGCCCTACGGCGTGATTCGGCGCGTGCGCGACCTGCAGATGGATCTGAACAAGCGGGCCAGCAAGGCGCTTTTCCTGCTGTCCACGAACCAGATCTTTGCGGAGAAGGGCGCCTTCGATGACATCAACGAAGCGCGCGAGGAGGTCAACCAGCCGGACGGCGTGGTGATCTATAAGGCCGGCAAGAAGTTCGAGGTCCACCGTGACAGCGAGATGGCCGCCGGCCAGGTGCAGATGATGACGCTGGACGGCCAGGCCATCCAGAAGTCCGCAGGCATCAGCGACGAGAACCTGGGCCGGCGCACCAACGCTGTCAGCGGCCGCGCGATCGAGGCCCGCCAGCTGCAGGGCTCGGTCGTGACCACGCAGCCCTTCGACAACCTGCGCTTCGCTGTGCAGATCCATGGCGAGAAGCTGTTGAGCCTGGTGGAGCAGTGGTACACCGAGGAGAAGGTGATCCGCCTGTCCGGCCACAAGGGCCGGCTGGACTGGGTGAAGGTCAACCAGCCCGAGGTCCAACCAGACGGGAGCGTGCGCTACCTGAACGACATCACGGCCAGCATGGCCGACTTCGTGGTGTCCGAGCAGGACTATTCGGGCACGCTGCGCCAGGTCATGTTCGAGAGCCTGAACCAGCTGGCAGGCCGGCTGCCGCCCGAGGTGGCCATCCGCATCATGACGCTGGCCATGGAGTATTCGGACCTGCCGAACAACGACCAGGTGGCCGACGAGCTGCGCAAGCTCACCGGCGAGCGCGACCCCAGCAAGCCCCTCACGCCCGAAGAGCAGCAGCAGGTACAGCAGCAGATGCAGGCCCAGGCCGAGGCCTTGCAGATGCAGCAAGAGAGCGCGCGCCAGGCGCTAGCCGAGCAGCAGGCCAAGGTCCGCGAGATCAACGCTCGCGCCGAGAAGCTGGAAGCCGAGGCCGAGCAGCTGCGCGCCGCCGGCGGCAACCCGGCGCTGGCCCAGCAGATGGAAGGCGTGGCCGCCACCGTGCGCCGCGATGCCGATCTGGAGCTGGAAGAGCTGCGCCGCAAGCTGGCCAAGACCCAGGCCGACCTGGCCAACAAGACGCTGCAGATCAAGGGCGACCAGGACGTGCGCCTGCAGGTGGCGCACATCGAGGCCGACTCGCGCGAGCGCGTGGCCCAGATCCAAGCCCAGAGCCGCCAAACGCTCGACGCCATGTCGGGCCGGCTGAACCAATTCGACAACAAGGACTGATATGGATCGAGAAACCATCGTGCGCACGGCGGCCGTGGAGGGCGCCAAGGCCGCGCCTCCGGTCACGGTCGTGGCCACCAACGTGGCCAACGGCTGGACCATGACCCACACGGCCACGGCCCTGACCATCCTCTACGTGGTGCTGCAGGTCATCTACCTGCTGTGGCGCTGGAGCAATGAGCGCGAGGACCGCCGGGCGCGCCAGGCGCAGGAGCTGGCAGCAGCATGCGAGGCGCGGTCATGAGCGGGGGCCGAGTGCCTGCCGCAGGCCTGGGCATCGGCGCCGCCATCCTGGCGTCCTGGATCGCGGCCGAAGGGTTCAGCGCCGCGCCCATCATCCCGGTGCGTGGCGACGTGCCCACCATCGGCCATGGCGCCACGCGCTACGAGGACGGCAAGCGCGTGACCATGGCAGATCCTCCCATCAGCAGGGAGCGCGCCCGCGACCTGGCCGTGAACCTGCTGGAGCAGCAGTACGGGGCCTGCGTGCGCAACTCGCTGGGCGACACGCTGGTGCACCAGGTCGAGTTCGCCCAGGCCGTGGACTTCGCGGGTCAGTACGGCTGCGGGGCTTGGCGCGGCTCCTCGATGTTGGCCAGGACGCGGGCCGGTGACTATGCCGGCGCCTGCCAGGCCTACCTGGCCTATCGCTTCATGACCAGCGCCCAGCCCCTGCAGGGCTACACCGCCTACCAGTGGGGCGCGGGCGGGCAGCCCACCCGGTGGCGCTACGACTGCAGCACGCCCGGCAACAAGGTGTGCCGCGGCGTGTGGACACGCCAGAAGACGCGCCACGCGGCCTGCATGGAGGCCCAGCCTTGATGGACCGCCTGCAAACCCATGCCTGGCAGTTGCTGGCCCTGCTGCTGGCGGCACTGCTGGTCTGGCAGTCGCTGGCGCGGCTGGGTGCCGAGCGCGATGCGGCGCAGGCACGCACGGATCTGGCGACCGACCGCCAAGCTGCTGCCACCGCCGCGCTGCACGCATCCGAACGCTATCGACAACGGGAAGGAGCCTACCGTGAACGCCTCGACTTTCTTGCACGCGACACGGACCGGGCCCTGGCGCGCGCTGCGGCGGATGCCGATGCTGCCCGCGCTGCTGCTGGCCGGCTGCGCGGCGACCTCGCCGACTACATCACCGCCCACCGTGCCGCCGCCCAGGCTCGCGCCGCTGCCGGACAGTGCACGCCAGACACCGCAGCCCTCGATCTGCTCGCCGAGCTGCAGCGCCGCGCTGACGAGCGAGCGGGAGCGCTGGCGCGCATTGCTGACGACGCTCGCGTCCGAGGGGCTGCGTGCGAGCAGGGCTATGAAGCATGGCGAGGACTGATGGACCAACGTTGAAGCAGCACCACGTGCTCAAGAGGTTTACGCGTAGCAGCGTTACAGCCTAGACTCTCGTTCGGGATAGCCTAGATGTGTGGGGGTCTTTGTTGACGTGTGATCTGCCTGAGCGTGCGCAACAAATCACTGTTCTTCATAGAGCGTTCTACGTCTTGCACTTGACGCATGTGCTGAAGAATTTTGCTTAATCGGAGATTGCAGTTACTATTGGCAACAATACGGACTCAGTAGTGCTATATGTCTCACGCCATTCCCACTTCGCTCAATGGTAACACTAACGACCTCACGACAGTCCGGCCCAGTGCCAATGTCCTGCCGGCCGTGGAGCTCTACTCGTCGCACTATCTCCGCTACAACGGACCGATTGGTCGGCTAGGTGCCAACCAGACGACCCACACGGCAGAGGTTAATTTTCCTGAGGGCCCTGCTCTTGCAGTTGTGAAGGCTTTTCCCTTGAAGGAAAAAGGTTGGGTAAATGAAGCGCTTGCATGGGCTCTGGGTAACGCCCTTAACGTTGGGGTCCCCCCGAAGGCCATGCTGTTGGCAGCGTCACCAAGTGACCTCGCTGGCTGTAAGGATCCGGAACTTTCCCTTGCAAACTCAATGTGGGGCCAATCTGGACCAATCATGCTGTGGTGCGCGAGTCGCTTAGAAATAAAGATGCCTCAACAGGTTTGGCCAGTCGGTTGGGAGCGGATAGTGACATCCAAGCCTTTCGGTCGCCGTCTCGCTGCTTTTGACGCTTGGCTCGGAAATTGCGACAGAATTGCACAGAACGCGCCATATTGGTTGGCAAAGGGCCGTATTGCAGCTATTGATCACGAGCGTCTGGCTTTTAATCAAGATTGGCGCTATATGGTTCCTGTTCACATGGATAAGGTAGGTGGAAATATTACATATCTTATGGAGGCAATTCGAGAATCGATCGCGAAAAAAAAGATTAAGTCGTCGGATGCTAAAGCCTTGATTGCCGATCTTTCCCAACTGAGTGATGAGCACTCAGGGGCTCTAGCAGCTGTTCAAGTTTCATCCGAGCAGCTTGTAATGGATAATTTTGGTAAAATTGCATCGACTTGTCTTCACGCATTTTTGGCGGATAGAGCAAGCCGACAATTCATTGATGAAAGATTGGAGCAGCTACGATGAATATCGAAGAGCTGTTGAAGAAATCTGCCTCAACTCCAAGCTGGAGCGGTAATTGGGCTCGGCTTTGGCTACGCCCGGATTTGTTCAGTGCACAAGAATATTTGGTCGGAGCTGTAGCACTGGATAGTCGAGGTCTAGCGGACTTTCGTGTAATAAGTGGTGTTCAAAAATTCGAATGCATTTACGGGTCAGACAGTAAGGTGGTGTTTGAACGGATGCTGGCGGAATTGCGGGAGTGTTTGTCTAAGGTACGGGCGGTACACGGATCTCTTAATAGCGATTTATTACCTGATTTTTTTCGTATCGATCCTGTAGGCACTCTTCGTGATGGTCTGCCCTCCGAGGCTCTCGATAGAATGCTTAGGGATGGGACCATTCCTTTAGAGGAGGATACTCCTAAGGGTAAAAAAGCAAGATTTTCCTCTCGTCCGGCAGCTGATATTGTAAAAGAAGTTCTGGATAAAGTTCGTAATAAGCTTGGATTTGAGGCAAATTCTGTTATATGTGAAGATTATTATGGTGACCAAAAGCACCAAGTCGGCGTAAATTTGGTTACAGCGAATGCCGCAGGAGTTGTCGCGAGTGGATGGTACTCATCTGCCGAACGCATCCAACTTGAGTTTTTGTTAGGGGCTAATACGTTGGATACATATGTGTCCGCTAAGAAAAGGGATAGGGCAAGAAGTGCATTATTTTTCATGAGGCCTACTGCCGAGGATGGTTTAACACGTGCAATTGCCGCAGATGTTGAAGCTCGTCTTGATGATCTTGAGTGGCGGCTCACCCAGCAACGGGTTAGAGTGGTGACTCATTCAAAATCCGAAGATCTAGCGGATGAAGTTACTGATTGGTTCCGCTCTCTAGCCTAGTGCATTTGTTTCTTCAGCAATTCAGTCGCCGGAGTTCTTAGGCCGTCCGTACCAAGCCTGCCACCCTGCCGTGATCCAAACCACGAAAGGACGCACACATGAGCTTGAACGACGACCACCTGCGCCTCCTGTCCGACGCTGAGCGCGAGGCCATGGAAGCCGACGACAACGACTACGACCCCGAGGAAGACAACGCTGCAGCGCTGGCTGCCCTGGGGCGCGGCCCCCTCGATGCACAAGAGGAAGAGGAGGGTGACGACGACATGGCTGACGCGGGCAAGGGCAAGCCCGATCCCAGCACGCCCACCGAACCCACTGAAACCACCGCTTCGCCCGCTGCAGCGCCTGCAGCCGCTCCTGCTGCAGCGCCCGTAGAACCCACCGATGCCACGCAGCCGACCGACGCGCCGGCTCCGAATCCGCAGACTGCCCCTCAGGCCGGCGGCTACCGCGCGGAACTGCCCGCCGACTACGACGCCCAGGTGAAGGCCAACAAGGACGCGGTGGCCGCCGCGCGCGCCAAGTTCAACGAGGGCGAGCTGGAGCAGACTGAGCTGGATGCGGAGCTGGACCGCCTGCAGGACGAGCGCGACACGCTGCGCGACCTGAAGACGCGCGCCACCATGTCGGCCGAGATGCAGCAGCAGTCCACGCACCAGGCCTGGACCGCCACCATCAACGGCTTCTTCGAGGAAGCGGCCAAGAGCGCAGAACTGGGCATCGTGGACTACCGCAAGGACGCGGCCAAGCAGGCAGACCTGGACGCCATGGTGCGTGCCCTGGGCGCGGCGCCCGGCAACGAGCACAAGCCCATGCGCTGGTTCCTGGAAGAAGGGCACCGCCGCGTGGTGGCCCTGCACGGCATTGCCACGACCAAGAAGCCCGCGGACGTGCAGCGCAAACCTGACGCCTCGGCCGTGGTCACCAACCTGGCCGACGTGCCCGGCGGCGCGGGCGATGCCGATCCCGTGAGCGACGAATTCGCCGAGCTGGACAAGCTGGAGGGCATGGCCTACGAGCGCGCGCTGGCCGCCATGTCCGAGGAAAAGCGTGATCGCTACAACCGCCTGGTCTGACACCGCCGCCATGCCGTCCACTTCCTCTACCCCCGACGCGCGCCGCATCTTCGTGGAGCTGCGCATGGGCGATGTGCTGGAGGTGGGCGGCGCCCGCATCCAGCTGGAATTCAAGAAGGGGCAGGCCGCGCGCTTGGTCGTGATGGCTGCCCCTGAAACCACCGTCAAAAAGACACCGGCCGCGCTGCGGCCCGTACCAAGCCTGCCATCTTGAGGGCTGGAACATTTTTCAACCGGGGCGCTGGAGTGCTCGCTACCACACAGGAGCACTCCTATGGGCAAAACAGTGGTGGGCGTGAACAGCCCCCGCGCCGTCAAGCGCTTTTCCGGCAACCTGGCACTCGATGTGTCGCAGGCCTCGTACTTCGGCAAGCGCTTCGCGGCCGTCGGCCAGGGCGCCAAGACCCCCCTCCAACTGCTGACGGATCTGGAATCCGAAGCCGGCGACCTCATCAGCTATGACCTGCTGGCCGAGCTGCGCATGGCGCCTGTCGAAGGCGACGATGTGCTGGAAGGCAAGGAAGAAGGCCAGCGCTTCTACACCGATGAGCTGTACATCGACCAGGCGCGTGCCGGCGTCAACACGGGCGGCCGCATGTCGCGCAAGCGCACGCTGCACGACCTGCGTGTGCGCGCCAAACAGCAGCAGTCCAGCTGGTGGGGCCGCTTCCAGGATGAACTGACGTTCACCTACCTGTCGGGCTCGCGCGGCATCAATGCCAACTTCATCCTCCCAATGGGCTACCAGGGCCGCGCCAAGAACCCGCTGACGGCGCCCACGGCCAACCAGCACCTGTTCGGCGGCGATGCCACGGCCGTGACCAACCTGGACGCGACCGACAAGATGTCGCTGGCCGTGGTGGACCGTGCCCGCGTGCGTGCCGACAGCCAGGGCGGTGGCGCCACCAACATCCCCGTCATGCAGCCCTGCGTGGTCGATGGCGAGGAAGTGTTCGTCATGGTCATGCACACCTTCCAGGAAGACGACCTGCGCAAGGAAACCGGCACGGGCGGCTGGCTGGACCTGCAAAAGGCTGCAGCGGCGTCCGTGGGCTTCAAATCGCCGCTGTTCAAGAGCGCGCTGGGCATGTACCGCAACGTGATCCTGCACTCGCACCGCAATGTGATCCGCCACAACACGCATGGCGCCACGGGCGACCTGGAGACGGCGCGCGCGTTGTTCATGGGTGCACAGGCCGGCGTGATCGCTTTCGGCTCGCCCGGCACCGGCATGCGCTACGGCTGGCACGAGGAAACGGCCGACCGTGGCAACCAGGTCATCATCACCACGTCGTCCATCTTCGGTGTGAAGAAGACCGTCTTCGAGGTCGAAGGCGAAAAGCAGGACCACGGCGTCTACGGCTGCGATACCGCCGCCGCCTCGCGCTGACCCACCCCACCGAATAGAAGGAGTCAGACATGGCTTTCAAGCAACTCAGTGCCGTGGCCGCAGGCCATCAGGCCCCCATCACCCCCGGCGGCTCCGAGCTGGTGCGCTCGCGCTTTGGCCAGCCCCTGGCCATGGCAGACCACGCAGTCGGCGCCCGTGGCGTCATCGGCATCCTGCCCGCCGGCACGCTGCCAGTGTCCCTGTTCATCCGCGTGCCTGCCGCCCTGGGCGCGGGCTTCAAGGCATCCATCGGCCTGGCGGATGCGGCCGGCGACATCAGCGCTGCGGCCGACGACGGCGGCGGTGCCTGGGTGACAGACAACGACGCGGGCGCGGCCGGCGGCTATGTGCACCTGGTGCCCGCAGCCTTTGCCAAGCTGGTGCCCAAGGACGAAGACCGCCGCATCGTCCTCAAGGTCACTGGCGCGGGCACGGCCGCAGGCCTCTTCGCCCTGGACCTGATCTACACGAACGCCTGACAGCGTGTGCGCGCCCCGCAAGGGGCTTTCCCCCGGTGGCATCCGCTGCCGGGGCTTTTTGAACCCCGGAGAACCAAACCATGAAGCTGTTCACTTCGCTGCCCGCACGCAAGGACGGAACCCTGATCGTGCGCCTCAAGGGCGCCACCTATGTCTTCAATGGCAAGCCGCTGGCCTGCGACGTTGAGGACGAGGCAGATGCCAAGCACCTGCTGGCCCGCAACTTCCAGACCGAAGAGGAGTTCGAGGCCGAGCAGAAATTCCTGCGCATGTCTGCCGAACGCGAAGCCCGCCGCGCAGCCCAGGACGGCAAGGCCCCGTCCTCGCGCGGCACCTTCTCGCCCGGCGTGGGCCCGGACGATGAGGACGACCTGGATGGCGGCACGGGCATGCCCCAGGAATCCGACTCGGCCCCCACCGGCCGCGTGCGCAAGGCCTCGCGCGCTTCCAACGTGACCGGCTGATCGCACCATGGCCAGCTGGGAGAACTGGATGCCTGAGCTGGTCCTGGCTGCCCCCAAGGCGCCGGTACCGCTCATCCATATGGCGCTGAACCGCGCCGCGCGCACCCTCCTCAAGGCCACGCGCGCCTGGCAGGAATGGCTGGAGCCCACGGACGTGACCGGCGAGGCCTTCGCCGAATACACCTTCGAGCTGCCCCAGGGCGCGGAGCTGCTGCGCCTGGAGCGCGCCACACTGGCCGGGCGCCCGCTGGAGGTGGCGAAGGCGCGCGACCTGCCTGCCGATCCCTGGCAGCACGAGCTGCGCGGCAAGGTCTACCTGGTCACGACCAACCTGCGCGAGTTCACCGTGCGCACGGGCAGCGCGGGCCGGCTGCAGGTCTACGCCTCGCTGATGCCGTCCCTGCGCGGCAACAGCGTGCCCGACGAGGTGGCCTCGCTCTACCATGAGGCGATCCGCGAGGGCGCCAAGGCCGAGCTGCTGGCCACCGAGGGCACGGACTACTACAAGCCCGACCAGGCCGGCGTGGCCCTGGCGTTCTTCCAGCGCGCCATGGATGACGCCACGGCCGACGTGTGGCGCTCCAACACCAGCCGCGGCTCGCGCGGGAGGGCATCATGGCTTTGACCGTGGCCCAGCTGCTGGACGATGCAGCGCGCGACCTGCAGGACAAGGGGCACATCCGCTGGACCCGCGCGGATCTGCTGGACTGGTTCAACGCGGCGCAGCGCGCCTTTGCCGAGCAGCGGCCGGACCAGATGGCCCAGCCGCGCGACCTGGTGCTGGCCGCCGGGTGGCGGCAGGAGCTGCCGGCCGACGTGCTCACGCTGATCGACATCACGAATAACGCCAACGCCACGCAGCGGCGCATCACCAAGACCGACCTGTGGGTGCTGGACGCCGTGGCCGGCGCCTGGCGCTCGGGCTCTCCGGGCCGCGAGGTGCAGCACTACATGCACGACCTGGGCACGCCGCAGGAATTCCTTGTCTATCCGCCCGTGGCCGCCGGCACCAAGGTGCGCGCCATGGTGGGTATCGCGGCTGTGGACCTGGCCGACGAAAACGGCACGCCCTCGGTTCCCGAGCGCTGGATGGACGCCCTGCGGCACTTCGTGCTGTTCCGGGCCTGGTCCATCGACGCCGAGTTCGGTGGCAACGCGACCATCGCGGCGGCGCACCGTGCCCTCTACAACGAGGCGCTGGGCATTCAGGCCCAGGCTGCGGCCACCACGGCCGTGGCGCAGAAGTAAGCGCAAGAAATCCCCAGTGGTGACCAAGCCTGCCTATACTGCGGGCAATTTCCACTGGGGCGCTGGAGTGCTCGGAACCATAGGAGCCGATATGGCTGGTTTCTCGACCTCCCTCGCCAACGCGATCATCAGCGCCACGCTGCGCAAGCAGGCCTTTCCGGCCATCCGCAACACCTTCTTCGCCCTGTTCACGGCCGACCCTACCGACGCCTTCACCGCCGGCACCGAGGTGGCGGCACCGTGGTACCAGCGGGTGGCCACGGGCGCCTTTGCCGCGCCCAACAACGGCGCCACCTACAACGCCGTGCGCGCGGAGTTCCCGCCTGTCACGGGCGCCCAGGTCACGGTCACGCACATCGGAATCATGGAAGGTGACTCGGCCACCGATGGCACGGCCACTCTCATGTATTCCGAGCCGCTGCCCACGCCGCGCACGCTGCAGATCAATGACGTGTTCCTGGTGGACAGCCAGGCGCTGACGGGCGACTTCACGCTGCAGCTGCTGTAAGCCATGAACCGGGGAGCACTCAATGGCTTCGCGCTGAACGGGCGGGCCTCCGATCCCGTGGTGCGCATCCGCGTGGACGCCAAGGGCTATGCCCGTGTGCGTGCCGGCGGGAGAGTGCTCGCCTATGCGCTGGTCCACTCGGCACCAGCTGCTGCGCTGACTGGCCCGCTGGGCCGCGTGCATGCCAAGCTCTCGGCCGATTCCGTGGCGCGCGCAGCTGTCGAGGGCGTGCTGGGCCGGGTCCATGTGCGCAGCCTGCTGGCAGCCACTGGCCGCGCCATCGTCCAGGTCACGCTGCCTCCCGTGCGCGGGCGTGTGGCAGTCCAGGCCCGGGCCAGCGCCACGGTCACGGCCCATGTGCAGGCCCGCGTTGGCGTGGACGCGACCGCGCGTGCCAGCTTCAAGCCCCAGGCGCGTTTGCTGCGCCGTGGCCCTGTGCAATCCACGCCCACGGCGCGTGGCACAGCCGATGGCCGCATCTACGTGCGCCGCTGGTTGCGTTCGCCTGTGGACGGCAAGGGCCAGGCCTTTGTCGTCACGCAGGGGCGGGTCGAAGCGCGGCTGGCCGCGCTGGTCCAGGCCAAGGCTGCGATCACGGCCCGTGGGCAGCGCCTGGTGCGCGCGCCGCTGCAGGCCCAGGGCGTGGCCTTCATCGACATCGATCCCGCCGTGCACAAGCGCCTGCCCTTCGATGAGCAGGCGCCCGAATCCCGAACCTTCCTCGTGCCCGCAGGAATGACCACCTTCTACGTCACAGACCAGGGGCAAAGCATGTTCCGCACTTCCCCCATGCAGCCTGCAGACACGCAGGACTACGACATCGAGTTCGCCGACTGGTTTCCCCCAGGCGACGAGATTGTTTCCGTACAGCTCAAGGTGCAGCCGGCCATGCCCATGCCGCCGTCCTTTGCCTTCGTGGGCCAGCGCGTGAAGGTCTGGATCTACGCGGGCGGCCTGAGCGGCCAGAAGTACCAGATCAGCGTGGCCGCCACGACCAACGACGGCCGCACGAAAGAGGTGGAGCTGATCGTGCCCATCAAGGAAAAATAGAAATGCCGCAGCTGTATCTGAACAACTTCCAAACCCAGTTCATTGCTGACGTGCGCGCGGCGCCGCAGACAGGCGCCCCGGCCAGCGAACTCGACTACGGCGTGCTGCGCGTGTCCGATGGCGCGGCCGGCACGCTGCTGAATCCTCCCGCCGGCGGCTGGTACGTGCTGACAGCCTACAAGCGCAACGGCTCGCTCGAAACCGACTACGAGATCCTGCGCGTCACCGCCGTGGACAACTCGGTGATCGGTGAATGCAGGCTCACGGTGCTGCGTGGCCAGGAGGGCACTGCGCCCCGGGCCTACAACTCGGGTGACCTACTGGAGATGCGCATGACGGCCGGGGGGATGCGCGAGGTGGTGCAGACCACGGATGAGCGCATGTCGAATCCGCGTGCACCGACCGGCGCGGCCGGTGGCGTGCTGGCGGGCCAGTACCCGAACCCCACGTTTGCCCAACCCATGGCCACGGCGGCGGATCTGCAGGGCAAGGTGGACAAGGTGCCAGGCAAGGGCTTGAGCGCCAACGATTTCACCGACGAGGCTGCGGCAAAGCTCAGCGGCGTGGCGACGGGTGCCACCAAGAACGCGACCGACGCGCAACTGCGCGACCGCAGCACACACACGGGCACACAGGCCATCGAAACTGTGAGCGGACTGCAGGCAGCGCTCGACGCTGCCAAGCAGTTCGCCAATCTCATCGGCAAGCCCACCACGACCACGGGCTACGGCATCACTGATGCGCTGAACTCGAAGCCCGTCTTGCTTCCTGCCGGCTCAGACTTGAATCTTCTGCCTGATGAGAACCGGATCTATGACGGGTTCAATTTCAAGAACAGCCCGTGGGGTCCGGATATGTGGTGCTACGTGGAAACGAGGGCGCACACATCGCCTAACTACCAGTATCAGATTACCCGGCTACTGACAGAAGAAAGTCCAGTGATGGAGCGCCGGAAAATGGGCGCCCTGGGATTTGGTCCATGGCGACTGCAGAGCGCTTTTGGGGTGCAACCTATTTCTAGTGGAGGAACTGGTGCCACCACAGCGGCAGCGGCTAGGCAAAGTCTGTCTGTCAGGCAGTACGCCTATACAGGACTAACTTTCTATGTCCGTTCAGATGGCAGCGATGCGAACAGTGGCTTGACGGATAGTCCAGGAGGCGCGTTCAGAACCATTGCACAAGCAGTGTATGCCGCCAATCTGTATGACAGGGCCAACGTTTCTACCGTAGTCAAGATTGGTCCAGGTAATTTTTCTGGAGTCTATGTTGGTGCGTCCTCTGCCTTTGGTGGAAATTTTATTTTTGAGGGCTCCGGACAAGGTGTCACGAACGTTGAGGCAGTAACAGGCACCTCTGCGATTTCGATTGCAGCTTGCCGAGTGACTATTAAGAATCTTTCCTTGGTTACTGCACAGGGGAATATTAATACATATTTGATATTGGCAGATCACAATTGTTTGGTGGATATATACGACGTCACCTTTGGTGGCAATGGAGTGGCTTCATATGTTTTAATGTACTCTGCCAATGGTGCCAATATTCTTGTTGGAAACATCGCGATTAGCGGATCTTTTAGTTATGCCTTGAATCCTACATATGCAGGAAGAATATATGTCTCTGGCCAGAGAACTACATTTTTAAATGCCTCATGCAGTGGCTATTTTATTAATGCTACTACTAATTCGGTGGTGGCTTGGGCAAATACGACTGTTACCGGATCTCTTGGAGGGGCGGGAGCAAAGTTCTTTGCCGGAGGTAATTCAACGATCAACACGGGCGGAGCGGGTGCAAACGCTGTACCTGGCGTTAACGCTGGAACATTGACAACGGGCGGCCAAATTTCATGAAAACACCGATCTACCAACTCTCCCACGACAAGCTCGTGTTTCGCAAAAATGCGGATGGCACCACGTCCACCATCGCCATTACCGACACGCCCGAGTTTCCGAACCGTAATCCCGACTACCTGGCCTACTTGGCCTGGTGCTCGGCTGGCAATGTGCCGGCGCCTGCGGACCCGCTACCAGTTCCCGTGCCTCCGACCATCACCCGCGCCCAGGGCAAGGCTGCGCTGATCCAGGCCGGTATGTGGCCGCAGGTGCTGGCCTTCATGGCCGGCATCGAAGATCCCAACGAGAAGCTGCTGGCCGAGGTCGCTTTGAACGACACCGTGAGCTGGGAGCGCAGCAGTCCGTTCCTCGCGCGTGTCGCCGTGGCGCTCGACCTGAGCGAGCAGCAGCTCGATGAACTGTTCATCGCAGCGGCGGCCATCGTGCTGTAGCAGCTGGCGTGCCCTGGTGCCAAGCCTGCCAGCCTGCAGGCCATGACCACCTACAAGCTGTCCGCATTCCCGGGCGAGGCGCCCAGCGTGTCCGACCGCGCGCTGGGCGCGAACTTCGCCCGAGAGCACTTCAATCTCTTCCTGCCCAGCTCCGAGTTCTGGCCGCTGGCCACCGACCGGCGCCACTCGGCATGTCTGGCCGGCACCCGCACGCTGCACCGATTCGCGCGAGACGCCAGCGGGGCCGTGCAGCAGAACCCGGCCGCGCCCATCCGCTCCTGGGTGCAGGAGCTTTCCCTGGTCAAGGGCCAGATCAACGACGAGGCCACCGAGCGCACCTACCAGACCACCAACGACGGCAGCGCGGCGCCGCGTGCGCTGGACGTGCGCGGCAACGACCGGCTGCTGGGCGTGGTGCGTCCGGTCAAGCCCACGGTCACGCTGCAGGTGGTGGACGAGTTCACGACCGAGGAGGCCAAGACCTGGCTGTATGGCGACTTCGCCGAGCTGGTGCGCGCGGACCTGCTGGCCACGGTGATCCAGCACGAGGGCCACCAGGAGGCGATCCGCTGGGATGCCAATGGCAAGGCTTATGCCGGCGCCACATCCAACTACGGGCTGTCCCTGTCTACCGCCGTAGGGGCCGGCGCCTGGGCTGGGAATCTCTATGCCGTGGTCTCGGCCGCCCGCGCCAAGGCCTGCGAGATGGACACCACGCGGCTCGGGGCCATCAGCACGGCCAGCGGCTGGGCCGTGCCGGTGGCCGCCATGCCGTACAGCTATCCCTTCCGCAGGCCCGCGCTGGTGGAAGCGCTGCAGCGGCACGAGTTTCCAGACACGGCCGGCGAGCGCTCCGGTGAAACTGTGCTCACGGCCGACCAGGCCGCCAAGCTGGCCGACCTGGTGGAGGAGGCCGTGGCCCCGGGCACCAAGTGCACCAACTGGCGCAGCGAGCTGGACAAGCTGCTCAAGGAATTCGCGGACCTGGCCCTGTCCAAGTCCTGGGCCGGCGCGGGCACGGCGCCCACCAAGCCGACCGAGCCCAGCGTGGCCCAGTACCACTTTGACACGGACAACAACGCCATCGAGCACCCCGACTGGGTGCAGTACCGGCTCAAGCTGGAAAACTTCTTCAAGGCACAGGATGCCTACACCGACAGCAAGTCGGATGCTTCGGCCCAGGCCAGCAGCTTCAACGCGCGCCTGGTGGAAATCCAGCAGCGCTGCGCCACCCTGGTGTCCAGCATCCAGACTCAGCTGGCCAGCCAGTACATCGCGGCGACGGGCGATACGGCCGTGATCGGCACCTGGCTGGACCAGCTGGGCGGCGTGGCCGACCTGGCGGGCAAGACCGTGGAGCGCGTGGTGGACTCGCGCTTCTACGTCGTGGCCTTTGTGACCGACTGGGGCGAGGAGTCCGAGCCGTCGCCCATCTCCGACATGCTGGAGGTGGACCAGAACGACACCGTGACCATCCAGCGGCCCCAGGCCATGACGGGCGAGCAGCATGCCGCGCGCCACGTTGTGAAGTGGCGCATCTACCGCAGCAACGCCTCGGCCGCAGCGGCGGCCTGGCAGCTGGTGCAGGAGCTGCAGATCTCCGTGGCCAGCTTCCTCGATGACAAGAAGGGCGAGGAGCTGGACAGCCTGCAGCCGCAGTTCACCTGGGCCGCGCCCCCGTACCGCATGGACAGCCAGTACGAGGGCGACAACAAGCCCAGCGTGGGCGCCAACCCCTACCTGCGCGGGCTCACGGGCATGCCCAACGGCATCATGGCCGGCTTCATCGACAACACCGTG